CGTCGCTGATCCCGCCGCTGCCGCTCGCGAGATGCTGCCACACCGCCGCTCCGGTCGTCGCGTTAGAACAGATATACCAAGCGTCGGCAGTCTGATCGTGCCAGCGGTTGCCCTCGCGCGCGCCACACGTGCTGACATCGTCGGTGGCGGTCGGCGGGCCGGCGGCGAGGAATACGACCTCGCAGCCGCCCATGGTGGTGGGGTAGTTGGTGGTCACGGTCAGGCGTGCTCAAAGCCAGCGCCGCTGCGCACGATGTAGCCGCTGCTCGCCGTCGCCACCGTCAGGTTCGCCGCCACCCCATCGATGGTGTCCGCACCGGTGCGCGCGAGCGTGAGGTTGGCACCGCTCCGGTTCTTGTAGCGAACGAACCAGTTCCACGGCACGTCGGTCGAGAGCGGAAGCGTCCACGTCAGGGTGCCGGTGGTTGCCACGAGCAGGCTGCCCCGGTCCTGGCTGACCATTTGATAAGCCGCGCTCAGCAGCGTGACCTGAATGCCGAGGACCGTGTCAGCGTCGAGGAAGGCAGCACTCCCCAGGAAGGCCGCGAGCGGCACCCGGTCCGGGTCCGGCACGCCGATGCCCTGGGTGCCGCCTGGACCGAGCGCCACCATCGAAGCCAGCGAGGCCGCCGCAAGCTGCGCTTGGTGGATAGCATCGGTGTCGGCGGCAACCGCTTCGCCAACAACATTTGAAACGTCATTCAGGTCCGGCACGAACACCGTCCGGTGCCCGCCGTTGGCATAGTCGTTGTAGACGCGCAGCGCCAGCCGCGCCCGTGCATCCGCACTCATAGGATTTCCTCCACTTCGAAAGCCGCCGAATGAATCTTCCACGTTAGCTGCTTGATCGGATCCATCTTCCGCAGCCTCCCAAGCAGATTGCGCTTGAAGAAGTATTGATCGTCCATGTCCGGAATGACCACCACCTGACCGCTGTTCTTGGCGACGCGCTGGATTTCAAAGATCACGCCGAACGATTCTTGATGCGTCAGCGCACCGAACGAGAAGGAAAAGACCCGTGCACTCGGGCGCGGATCGAAGAAGAGCACCCCGCCGAGCGACTGTTCCTCCACGTCCCGCGCTTCCCAGATCGTTGTTGAATTGAACTCGAAACTGTGCGGAGGCTGCCATAGCTGCCCCATCCAGAGGCGCGAAATCTGCACATAGCCCGCCGCGTTCGCGGTGTCGGTGATCTGGATCGACCAGTAGCGCGCCTGATAGTTCGCTCCCGCATCGTGCCAGAGCGAGGACGGGTAGTTGGCGATGTTCGAATCGACAGCGTAGCCCAGCCACCACGAGTCATATTCGAACTCAAGGTCACCCGGAAGGAAGACCGGCGGCCACACCGGCTGCGCCCCGCTGCTGTAGACGTCAGACCCACCGGGCGTCGTGCCGGCGTAAACGGTGTAGGTCGCCGCAGAAGAAAAATTGTGCCGGATCAGGCCGAGCATGCGGATGTTGACGTTGGTGGCCAGGAGATCGAGGCGGATCAGGGTCGAGGCGGCGAGCGCGTTGGTAGAGCGCGCGACCCTCGACATCAGCGGGTCCTGCAAGTTCGTCAGCGGCAACGTCGAAACCCAGGAGCCCGCCGACAGCGTTGCGGCATCGGACAGGTTCTGGAACGAGATGCCGATGGATTTCATGGCGGCAGACTATCAGCCCCACAGGTCGAGTGTGAGTTCGTTCTTCCGCCCGTCGCTGGCGATGCCGACGACGATGAATGACTTCCCCGCCGAATATCCCAGCCGGTTCGTCATCAGTTGAACAACCGAGCCGAGGTCAATCGCGGCTTTGGTCTGGTCAAGCCGCACCGTTGCCTTGACGAAATCCCGGCGCACTTTGTGCAGTGCCAGCACGCGGGCGCATTCCGCATTGACGTCCGCCACGACGGTCATGCAGGTGTCGCGGTAGAGCCTTGCCGCCAGGAGATGCAGCGTCAGCACCGAATTGTCGAACTGGTTCGCGGTGCGGAACTCGCTGCTGATGTCGGCCGCCACCGCTGCTGACAACGAGCCAGCGACTTCTTTGCTGGCGAGCGCCCCCGCATACCGCTTGTAGCGGAGGAAGACCGAGAACACCGGAACGCCTGCGGTCGGGTCGGATGTGGCTTCGCTGTCAACCGCGATCAGGTCCACATCCGTGAAGCTCGCCACAGGCGCGCCTACAGGCGCGACAAGCTGGGCGATGCTCCACGTGTTGATGCGCGTCGGAGCCAGCCAGCAGCCCCCGGACAGCAGCACCGCATCGATTGCCGCCTGCACCGTGTTGCCGATCCCCACCGTCGAAGCCAGCACCGGACGCAGGAGCGTCGATTGCGGGGCCGCTGATGTGGAGCCCGTCTGCCCCGGTCCGACGCAGACCCCGCACTGCGCCGGGAACGAGATGTCGAGGGCGGCGAAGCTCGCATCGCAGGCTGCGGCGGCGATCCCCGCGCGCTGCGTCAGTATCCGCTTGACGATACCCGCCACCGTGCTGACGTAGCCGCCCGCGTTGTCGCCCCTGACATGGGCTGTGGTGCGCACCGGGATCGCGTTCAGCCGGAAGAGCCCGAGCGCGTTGCACGTCATGTAGCGGCCCGCCAGGAACACCGCTGATTGCAGGGCGGCGAGGTTGGCTACGTCCCCGGCAAAGATCAGCGGCACCCCCACATCGAACACTGCATCGATGCCCTGCACCGCCCCGTCATGCACTTGGTAAATCAGGAGCCCGGTGTTCACGCACACCGCAGGCACGTGATAGCACTGGCCGTAGGTGAGCGGCTTCGGCTGGCCGATGATGTCATCGACCGTTCCCTCGGCTCCGGTCATCGGCGTGGAGGGCGGGGAGCCGGGATTGTTGTTGCCCAGGTAGAGCGTCTGCTGCAACGGGATCGACAGCAACATGAGGTTGTCGCGCAACCGCAACGTGACCTTGGTCGCCCCCACCTCGGCCTGCTCGATGGTGCCATTGATGAAGGTGGTGAAGGCCGAGGGGTAAGCCCCGTCCTGCGGCCCCACCCGGACGATGCACGAGCGCCCGTCAAGCCCGTAGTTCATCAGCGGGCACAGTGCCTGATCGGCATTGTTGAGAACCATCTCGCCGTAGCCCTCGGTCGTGCCTCCCATGATGCGGGCGTCCGAGAAGGCGGTGCGGGTGAAGTTGCACGGCTGCACGATGCGCGGTTCGAACAGCGTGTTGGCAGGCGTCTCGCTGGGCTTGGTGACATAGCCGACGCCGGAACAGTAGCGCAGCACCCGCGTGCCGGTGATGCCTGGGTCGTAGGCGGTAATCTCGGCGAGGTAGATTTGATCAGCCACGGGGCAGGGCCAGGGCGCGGAGCAGCGTCACGGTGGCCAGGGCGCGCCACCCCTTCTCCACATCCACCCCGTTCTTGCCTGCTGAGCGCAGCATCACTCCGAGCGCGTCGGCCACAAGCACCATCAACGTGCCCTGCGAGAGGCCGGGGTGTTCAGTGAGCAGGTGCAGCGCCAGCCGGTGCGCGCACTCCTCGCGGTCGCTGTTGTGGCCCGCCGCGTTGGCGTCGGCGATGATCCCGGCCAGCACCGCCTCGATGCTCACTTCGCCACCGCCCTCCGCAGCGTCGAGCGGAGGTCTTGGATGTCCGTCCGCATCAGCCGGATTTCATCGCGTATCACCCCGCCCACCTGGGCGAAGGCGGAAGTCACATCCGAGCCGGACTCATGGCTGGATGGCCCGCTTCCACCCATCACGCTCACGCCAAGCTTGCCGCTGCTGTCTCGGGTAAGCGGCATGATCGCCTCCGGACCCGCCTCGCCGAACAGCGCGATGGGCGCATAAGTCCGCTGATTGAAGATGCCGCCGCTGGCGAACGGGATCACCCTGCCGTGGGAGAACACGCCCCCGAGCGCATAGCCTGCCCCACCGGCATCGCCAGGACCGGCTTGGCTAAGATCAGCAGGATTGGAACCGCCGCCCGCAAGGTTCGCCTCTCTGCCCGCGTTCTCGCCACCGCCGTAGGAGTTGGTGGCGATCACCCCGGTGTTGTAAGCGGTCAGGCTGGTTTGATAATTGATGGCGTCAAGAACGAGTTTGATTTCGCCGAAGATGCCGTCGAGCGTGTCGCTGATGTGGACGGTCAGCGCCTCGGTCGTGGTCACGTCCTGCACGATGCTCTTGTAGAGCGAGTCGCTGGTGATGATCTCATCGCCGATATTGGCAAGCGACTGGTAGATTTGTTTCCAGATCGTGTCTTCCGTCACCAGGGAGACGCCGATATTGGAAATCGACTGCTGGATGTCCTTCAGGATCGGATCGCCCGAAATCGTGTCGGCACCGGCATTGGTGACCAGCTGCGTGATCTTCTTCAGCAGATCGTCTGGCGTAATCTCCGACGCCCCGGTGTCCGTCAGGTTCTGCGTTATCGTCTTGGTAACATCATCGGTCGGGAACGCGGTGCCGAGGGTCTTCAGCGTCTGCGTGACCTGTTGCAGCACGGCTGGATCGAGGTCCGCCAGCTTGAACGCCTGCACATACTGGTCCGGCGTCATCCCCTGCATCGACTGGTCGATGGTCTGAATGACCTCCGGGCTCAATCCAGCCAGCGCCATGATGCGGTCGAATTCGGTGTTGGTTAGCTGCCTCCCCATCTGCTCCTCGACCGTGTGCAGCACCGTCTCCGAGACTTGCAGCTTGGCCTTGTCGGTGTCCGAGAGCGCCATCAGCGTCTCGCTGATCCGGCGCACGACATCCAGTTCCACATTGACGTCGATGGAGCCGCCGAGCGCCTGGAGCGCCTTCAGGATTTCGGCGTTGTAGTCCACGGTTGCCGGAAGGCCCGTCAGCGTCTCTTTGATCATACTGACCACGTTCTGATATCCGGCACCGCTGCCGAACATCGCCTTGGCCGCCTGCAGGAGATTGTCGGCATTGGAAGTGATGTTCCCGAGCGCCGTCTGGTCCCCCGATTTGGCGAGCGCCAACTGCTGGCCATAGATCGTTGAGGCGGCGGCATACTGGTCGATGGGCGAGGCCCCGGCTGCGTTGGTGGAATTCAGCTTGTCGATGTAAGCCTGAATAGACTGACCGGCGTTGTTCAGCGCACTGGTCGAATTGTTGACCGCATCTGTGGTCGCCGCCAGCGCGTCGCGCTCCTTCTGCTGCGCGTCTCCCAGCAGGGTGTAGGCTTTCACCATCTCATCGATGGTCGCGCCGTGTGACTTCATGAAAGCCTGAAGAGCGAGTTGATCTTCGTATTGCTTCTCGATCAGCGAGGCCATGTCAGCCGCCGCCTTCTTCGCGGGATCGAGCGCCGCCTCCGCGTTCATGACTTCCAGTTGCAGGCTGGCGGTCTTCTGCCGGATCGACTCTGCGTTGTCTGCGGCTGCCGCCTTGGCCTGCTCCGCGAGCGCGGCGGTCAGATCGTCGATGTAGGGCTTGGCGTCATCAGCCGTGACCCCGAGCGCGGTCAGGGTGTCGGTCAGGCTCTTGACCGCAGCGGCATTGTCCTGTGTCGCCTTCAGCACCCCGGCTTCATAAGTCTGACCGCGCGCGTTCAAAGCATCGATCTGAGATTGAATCAGAGTGCTTTTGATCGCAAGCTGGTTGGCGTTTTGCACCGCCACGATTTGCAGGTCGATCGCTTGACTAAGCTTGTCGACCCACGGTGCCGCATCCGCCGCCGACAAGCCGAGGCTTTCAAGTTGGTCGCGGAGGTCGTCAAGCTGCTTTTGCTTGCCCGATCCCATGCCATAGACATTCGCTTCGTATGTGCGCCCCTGCGCGTTCAACAGCGCAACGTCAGCCCCGCCTTGCAGGGCGTTGATCGCCTGCTGGTGGGCCGCGTTGATCTTGGTCACGCCATCGGCTAACTGCGTCGTCAATCCATCTGTCGCCAGCCCGTAGCTCTGCGCCTTTGAGATGGCGTCGGCATAGGTCGCATTGAGCGCCGTGATGGCGTCGTCGTATTGATTGGTCTTCTCCGATGTTTTCGACAGGGCCGCGTATGTGCCGGTCACGAACGACACAAGGTCTGACAGCGCCTGCGGGCTGCCGATCGCCCCCTTCGCACTCGCGGTATTCAGCGCGGTGTCGAGGTCAGATCCAGCCGGGCCACGGAAGGCGAGAGACTGTCCGCTGGCGAGCATCGCCCCAAAGGTGGCGAGTTGCGTGGCATTGTTTCCCTGCCCGATCACGCCAGCGCCGGTCGCGCGAATACCGTAGGCCCCCATGATCTGGTTGATCTGCGCGATCTGGGCGTTGGCGTCGTCCAGCGCGGCCTTGAGCGAGGCGGTGTCCGTCCCACCCGCGTTGGTCACGGCAAGCTGCCCCTGGGCGTTCGGCTGCACCGTGATACCAAACGCTTGATGCTTCGGCCCCGGCCCGATCAGCCCGCCCAGGCCGCCGCCAGCCGCGCCGCCGATCAGCCCGCCGATCAGGGTGCCGATGCCCGGAATGAAAGAGCCAGCGATTGCGCCAGCGAGAGCCCCGCCAGCCGATCCGATGGTGCCGCCGGTCTGCTTTCCGCCCAGCAGGCTATTGACCAGCATCCCCGCACCGAAGCCCGCGCCAGCACCGCCAAGAACCGAACCGAGTGTGACGCCGGGAGCGCCCATGAATCCGGCTGCACCAGACAAGGTCGGCCCCGGCATCATCGTCGTAGCGCCCGACCAGAGTTGCGTATTGAGAAGTCCGCTGACTGTCCCTCCGCTGCCGAGGAAGCCACCACTGCTGAACACGCCGCCGGAGCCAGTCAGCCCGAGGCTATTGCCTATACTGCTGAAGATCGAACCACCACTGATGCTGTTTGCTGCCGATGCAGCGGGAAACAGGCTGCCGAGCACAGACCCGCCGCCGAACAGCCCACTGCCTGTGCTCGCACCAGCTACGCCAGCAGGGACGCCAGCAGCACCAGCCCCACCGCCGAGCGTTCCGATAACTTGTCCGGCTGCATTGAAGACTTGCGAACTGCCACCCGCCGTGCCGACGCCGAGGAAGCTCGCTCCTGCACTGACGATGGGCGCGATGATCGGCAGGACGATGTTCGCACTCAGCGCCTGCACCGCCAGCTTCTTGAACAGCCCCTTGAAGTAGTCGAGGAACGACTGTCCCTTCTTGTCGTTAGTGAGCATGTCATAGAAGCCGGTGGAGATTTGGTCGGCAACAGCTTTCGATTCCTGCGCCAACTGCCGCGCGTATTCCTCCGCCGCCTGCTTCGCTTGGTTCTGCGAGTCGGTGAGGTTCTTCAGCTTGTCGTCGTAGGTCACCGTCGTGTTGACGTTCTTGGTGATTTCGGCCCGCTGCTGCGCCCAGGCGTCCGTCGCTCCAGCGATCAGCGGTATGCCCGCCCTCGTCAGTTCCTGATTGATCTTCGCCTGGATGTTGGCCTTCTCAATCGCGTCCGCGCCGAGGTTGTGGACTTCGTAGAGTTCCCTCGCTTTATCCGCCTGGAGTTGCGTCGAAGCGACTACGTCATCGGCCTTCTTGATCGCCTCATCGAGTTTCTTGTTGTGCGCCTCTTCCGATTTAGTCACCGCGTCGAGCGCGTCCGTTTCCTCTTTTAGAATACCCGCGCGCGCCTTCTCGATGTCGGAAATCGCCTTCGTGTTGTCCATCCCCGGCACAAGCTGCGACTGCATCTTGTCAAGCTGCGCCGACTGCTCGTCATACTTCTGGCGGATGGACGCGCGCTTGTCGTAGCCCGCTTGCAGCTTGGTGAGGATGGCGGCGTTGTGCTCGTCAAGGTTCTTTTCGGCGGTAGCGTGCGCTGCCTGATCTGCTGCCTGCTCGGCCAACGCGCCGTGGCGCAGCAGTTCATATTGCGCCGCTTGCGCGTCGGTTACACCCTTCAGCAGCTTTGCTTTGTCTTCCGCCAGTTGCGCGTCCGTCTTTCCGGCATAGAAGTTGTAAGTCTGGTCACGCGCCAACGGATCCACCGTCTTGGTGAAGCTCTCTGGCGCAGGGATTGTGTCCTGCTTAAGACTGCGAGCCTTTGCGCGTCTTTCGAGTTCAGCATCGACATCCACCATCGCGGTCTTGGCTTTTTCCAGATCGTTAGCAGCTTTCTCCAGCGCGTCTGGTCCGTTGATGATCTTCGCCCACCCGGCCGCCGTCTGCGCGATGTCGTGCCATGTCAGTGCGATCCGCTGCGAGATGCCCAGCGCGTTGTCGAGCGCGGCACCGAATTGATCCATGCCCCCTTTCAACTCTCCCCACGCGCGATCCATCGTCTCCGGGACCTTGGCGAATGTCGTGTCGATGCTTTGTCCAGCGCCGAGGATGCCGCTCTGGAGCACGTCAGCCGTCAGCTTGCCCTGCTTCGCCATCGCCATCAGTTGCTCGACAGACATGCCGAGCGAATCGCCTATCGCTGCCGCCAGCGTCGGCATCTCGGTAATGATGCTGCGGAACTGCCGCGCGTTCACCGTCCCCGACAGGAAGCCCACGGTCAGGCTGTTAGTGACGCTCGCGATCTCAGAACCGGATGCGCCAGCCGCAACGCCGGCCTTTTCCAGAATAGCAACCAACGACTGGACTTCGTCGGTGGTGAGGCCGACTTCCTTCCCGGCAACGGTCAGACGCTTGAACATGTCCGCCGACTGTCCGACGGCGACGCCGGTTTGCAGCGTTAGCGCTTCTAATTTATCAAACGCTTCGACGGCGGCTTCCGCCGATCCGGTGACTGCGGTCAACTGCGCAACGAGCCTTATGTGCTCGTCACCAGCTTCGGCGACAGACTTCGCGGTTTCAATCGCTGCCTCGCCGATCTTTTCGAACATCCGCTCGACGCCGGTTCCTGCCGCGACGACGCCGATCATGCTGGAAGCGACCGGCGAAAATCCGCCCGTCAGCTTCCCTAAAAATCCGAGCGCTTTCTCGATGGCGTCACCCATGCCACCGAACGCGGTGTCGACCTTCTTGACAGAGTCGGCCATGCCGGAGGTCGCGGAGTTGACCGCCGCCAGGGCCGCGTCGAGTTGCCGCTTCAGGTTCTCGGTCGTCGCCTCGACCTGAATGAGCAGCTTGCCAGCTTCGACGTTCCCGCTCATGCCGCTGCCCTTTCCGCCTCTTCCTCTGCCTCGATCTCGCGCTCGACCATGGCGAGCAGGCGGTCGTATTCCTCCTCGGGAAGCGGTAGCTGCCCCTGCGGTTTCACACCGCGCGTCTCGCCGTAGCCGATGACCGCCTGGGTAAACTCATCGAGCGTGGCGCTCCAGAACTGATCCGGGCTCCACCGAAGCCACCCGAGCCCTTGCTGTAGCAGCCGAAGGTAGGGCAGCGGCTTCGGCTCAGTCAGTTTCCCGCGTCGCCCTCGGCATTCTCTTCTTCGGGCTTCTCCGGGGTGTCCACCGTCACGCCGTTGACGAGGAAGTTGACGATGCTTCCGCCGATGCCAGCCGATCCCTCTTCGAAGATCAGTTCCGGGATATCGGCCTCGCGCGGCGCGTGCGGCACACCGCGCAGCATGACGGCGACGATCTGCGCCAGTTCAAGTTGGGTCGCTTCTCCGGCCCCAACGCGGCGCAGCAGCGGCAGGGCGGGACCGAACCGGCTCTCGATCCTCCCCATCTTGTCGAGTGACGGGCGGCAGGCATAGGTGTGCCCGTTGAGCTTAAGCTCAGTTTCCTTGCGGAATTTGTTAGGCGTTGCCATCGATCACCCTTAGCCCGGCGTGTAGACAATCTGCCCTGACGACACCAGCGCGGCGGTGAAGGTCTGGGCCTGATTGTAGATGCCGTTGATAGTGAAAGTTGAGATGGCAAAGAAGCCGGTGAAGATGCCCGCGCCGCTGTAGTTGATGCGATAAGCGAGCAGTGTGCGATCCCGCGCTGACGTCTCCAAGATGATCTGCATCGCGTCGTTGGTGATGATGCCGTCCAGCGCGACTTGCAGTTCCTTGTTCCCGGCGTCCGGCATGAATTCGGTGTAGCCCTGCGACAGCGCGTTGCTGACATCCACCGGGTTGTTATTGTAGGTGACGTTCGTGGTGCGGCAGCCCCCGACCAGCGTGTAGGTCGAGCCGCCGTCAGCCGAAACTTTCAAAAGCGCATCGCGCCCCCGGTAGGCGGTGGTGAAGGTGGCGGGAGTCGTCGGAGCAGCCATTGTTTTTGTCCCCAACTAAGAGAAGAGCGCGACGCCGCACGCTCGCGGTTACGTCCAGTGCTCGTTAAGCCACGCGCCGCCGACATCCGGCTGCTTCGGGTCCCCATACCACATCTCGATTTTTGTTTCCGCAGGGGGTTTGTTGCCCCGCAGGCCCGGTGGCATCCAGATCACTTCGTGCGGGCGAATCGATTGCATCCAGCGCCACTGGATCCGCTTCGCCGTCAGCACGTCCTGAAGCAGACCTTGGTCCCCGTGGTAGGGGCCGTTGCCGCTGTCATATCGCGCGATGATGTCGGCAGAGTCCCCGACCATCGCTTCCCAGACACAGGACAGATCGACGCGCGTGAACAGGAGCGACGAGTTGACCCAGTTGCGCATCATGTCCCAGGCGATCGCTAGCGGCGCGTCGATGTTCGCCAACCCGTCGATGTTGCCGCTGATCACCGTGTCGAGGTCGAGATAGAGCAGCGGCCCCTTGAACAGGCCGGGCCGATGAATCTCGATCTTCGACCAGTAGCCCGGCCAGTTCTTCTCCAGAAAAATGACGTCGATGTCGGCAGTGACCTTGCGCTTTGCATCCGTCAGGCAGACGAAGCGATGCGGCACCGTCAGGTGGCGCTTCACTGCTCGCGCCAGCTTGCCCACGTAGTCGGCGTGGTCATACTTGCCGCCGCTTTTGTAGACGCATGCCACCGTCAGCATGTCATTGCCGAGCGAGGGAGGGACAAACGGCTCGGCGAACACAGGCTCTTCCGGGTCTTTCGCTACAATCGCCGTTCCCTCGGATATGAACTTCGCAGCCCAATCGATGGGCAAATCGACGAAGCTTCCCTTGACGTAATAGAACGCGCGGCGGTTGGGCATGATCCACGAACAGAGCGCAGTCGCCTCGACCCACATGCTACGGCACCGTCACAGTTGCGTTGAAGCGAACAATCCCATGCCGTGTCATCATGTCAACATCCAGCATCAGATCGGTGGTGGTATACATCATGTCGACGAGATTCATACCGTCGACCGGCAGCACCAGCGGTTGAAGGTCTAACCGCCTGCGCACTTCCGCCATCAGCGCTCGCGCTTCCGCGTAGCCATTGTAGCGGCTCCAGACGTGAATCTCGACCGTGATCTGCTCGCCACGCACGACTGCATGCGACCAGTCGCGCTGCGTTCCTCCCGTGATTTCAATCTGGGGGTAGGCTGCGTTCTCAGGCACCCTGTCATAGACGCCAGCGCCGATGGGCGGAACGGCAGTCAGCGCCTGCCAGACCGCCGTCTGCACCGCTGCTCCAGCATCCAGCGTCGCGCTCACCCGAGTCCTCGCGATGCCAGTTCCAGCGCGCCCTCGACCGCGTCCTTGTGCAGTTCGATGATCTCAGGCCCCTTCTCGATCAGCGCCGGGAAGATGAACGGCTGCGCTGGGGTCGCTGCGTGCGCGCGCAGGGGTTTGCCGGTCTTCTTGCTGATCCGCCCACCACCGGAGGTTCCCTTCGTGCCGAACTCGATCAGATGGGCGAAGCGCCCTCCAGCTTTCCACTGCCGTGGGAACACTTGGCTGGAGAAGCCCACTTGAGCCACCAGTCCGTTCTTGTCGAGTTTGAACCCGATAGCTTTCGCCAGCCTCCCAGTGCGCCTGGGAACGCGCGCCATCATCGCGTTGTAGAGTTCATTGCCGGACTGGTTGATGGTGTTCTTCAACTGCTGGGTGACGACCTCAGGCAGGCGGTTTAGAAGCGCGTTGAAACGCTTGTCCAACGTCGCGCGCGAGTGACCTTCTATCAGGCTCATATCGCCACCCCGGCTTCGGCTTCGATGGCCATATACATTTCCAGGCTGGGCGGCAGATCAACCGAACGGACGTTGAACTGAAGCGAGGCCGGGATGTCCGCGCCGGTCATCGGATCGACGGGCCAGACGATGCGCTGCACTTCACTCAGGTCGGCGCGGCGGCGCACCACGAACTGGTAGGTAGCGACTGCCGCCAGCCCGCCGCCCTCGACCTGCTCGCCAGGGCCGCCAGGGATAGGCACCACTTGTGCCCAAATCGTGACGTATGGCTGCCACGTCACTGGCTGCCCGCCCATGCTGTCAGGCACGATCACCTGCTTGTCGATGCGGATTCGCTCGCGCAGCTTTCCGATCGTGGGGACGTTGAGCGCCATCAGTCTTTGATGTCGAGCACCAGCCCGACGCCCCTGCGGAAGGAGTCAAGCGCTGCTGGAAGCCCGCTCGCGTTCAGCGGAAAGTGCCCGTCTGCTGCATCGACGAGCGCCGCCACCAGCCCCGCGCAAAGCGCATCGAGCCAGATGCCCGGCTCGTCGCTGCGCTCCGTCTGCGAAGGACTCTGCTCGATCACGTTCCAACTGTTGAGAAAAAGCGTGTTGTCTGGCGCATCGCTTTGCTCGACGCCTGAGACGCGCATTCCATTGTCGAGCGCCAGCGTGGCGACCCCGGCGGGCGAGATAGCAGCGATTGCGCCGAAGTAGTCGTCTCCGCATTCTGAGCGATAGACGACGCGAGCACCGGCTGCTGGCTGTTGCTTTTTAGTTTCCGACATACAGCCACCACCACCAGTTCACGACCGGATGCACCGGGCGGAACCACACGACGTCGGGGCCGATGTGATAGCCAGGATAGAGGTCGTCGACCGCCGCGCGCACGCCGCTCCAGTTGATGTCGTGCCCGAGCAGCCAGCCGTTCGCACGCACCTTCGGCAGCCACGCGATGATGTCGGCGCGGCACGCGCCCTCGCTGTGGTCAGCGTCGATGAACACGAAGTCCAGGCTTCCGTCAGGCACCTTCTCGGCGGCCTCGACGCTTAGCGTTTCGAACATCGCCCAGCGGTCTTTGAACGGAGCGAGATTAGCCTCCGCAAGTATGCGCAGCGCGTCATGGTCCCAGCACATAAAATCGTCCGGCCCGGCGTGGTCGAAGAACACCCTCCGTGCATCGACCCCGATCATGTGCAGTTCTGGATGTTTGCCCAGCAGGTAGGACGATGTGCGACCTTCTGCGACGCCGATCTCGGCCCCCATCTTCCAGTCGAAGTGCTCGATCAGGAACGACAGGAAGTGCTTGCGCTCCCACCATGGCGGAACCGAGCGCGGCGGTATCGACTGCGGAACCAGAGGCGGGATGTCGAAGCCTGGAATGGGCTTCGGGAATTGCGTCTGCATCAGAGCACCCGATACTTGTCGACGAGCGCATCGAAGCCGAGCGGCTTGATCGCAATCGGGCTGCGGTTCTCATAGTAGATGGCCAGCATCATCTTCACGGCGGTCACCAACGCGGAGGGCACCGGATCGGGGTCGTAACCGCACGTATAGTCGACCGTCACCACGCCGTGCGCACCGTAGTAGGGAACCGGCCATGACAGCCCGAGCGCAGGCTCCAGGCGCGTCAGCACGCCGTCGTCGGTGGCGCGATACTCGTCCTCCGTCATCGTCTGCTCGATGCCGCTGGTGTCGACGTAGCGCAACGAGTCAATCGAGATGACCGGCGCGCGCAGCAGCACGAACGACGGGCGTCCCCCGCCGTGGCCGCGATCCCACAGGAACGACCCCTCGCCGGGATAGTAGCCGTAACCCCAGGCGTATCCGTAGCTGTATTGCGCGCCCATGGAGTGGCGCTGCGCAGTGCCTTCGAAGCTGTCGCGCACATCCGTCACTGAAGCGGTGACGAGCGTCAGGCCGGTTTCCTGCTCGACGAACTGGCGCGCGGCAGTGATCCACTCGACGATCAGCCCGTCGTCTGGATGCGAAGGAGGACTTCCGCCGACGTCGAGACGAAGGTGCTGGCGCGCTTCGTCGAGCGTGACCGGCTCTTCGCCTACAGTGCGCGCGCGCGCTGTCTTCGTGACCAACATCACAAATATCCCGTCCCCAGCAGCACGAGCAGGATGATGATCAACAGGAAGCTGGTGCCACTCGGATAGTAGCCCCACTCGTAGTCTGCCATGCGTGGCGACGTCGGCAGTAACCCGAGCGCGACCAAGAGCAGGGCGAGGATGAGAATGCTTACCAGCACGGCGCGTCCTCCCGGTGAAACGCGAACGAGCCTATCCCCTCGCGTCCCGCCCTTGTCTCCGCATCGTTCGATTCGACCAGCGCCCAGCCGAGCCGTGCCATTAGGCGCGTCAGACCGGCTTCGGTGAAATACCAGTAATGCTCGTCCCGGCGATAGTGTTTCGAACGCAGCACGTGCGCCGAGCCTTCGAAGATCGGAACGCTGATGAAGACGAACTGGCGCACGCGCGCGAGCAGCGACGGGAAGTCGGCGATGTGCTCGATGCTGTCCCAAAATGTGGCGGCATCTACGCCGTGCAGATACGGATCACGGAAGCAGTTGTGCTTGATCAGCCAGCGAACTGCGGCGGGGTTGATGTCGAAGCCCTTCGAATCGTCACCGATAGCCTCGATGAAGGATCCGCAGCCGATGCCGACATCGACGACCGCGCCCGGCCAGTGCCGCCGCACGAGCGAGACGCGCTGACGGTTCAAGAGCCTGCCGCGCGCCGTCTTTGCGTAGCCGACATATTTCGCGAAATAGGCTTCGTCATATACCAGTGTGATGTCGGGCACCGGATAGAAGCCAATGTCGAACTCGACGAACCATTGCAGGCTGTCTTCAGTGCGCAGCAGCCTGATCAGAGATTGATCGATCCACGCCACGCTTGCCACTGCTGCATCAGATCGGGAATATCCTTCCGGCACTGGTGATGTTGATCGCTGCAAAGGCAAAGCGTCTCCGGCCATGCAAACCCCACTAACCTCGCGTCCATGCGCGGATCGATGATCTTGTCGGGAGCGTTAGCCCCGCCGTTTCCGCCGAGCACGATGAAGGCAGGAGTGTGCGCTGCTATGGCTGCTGGAACAATCCATCCGACGCCGCCCACCAGCAGCGCTGCATTCTGCACGGATGCAAGCAGTTGGCGCGTCGAGAGTTCGCCGTTTGTCAGCGCGTAGTTGTGCGGGGGCATCTCGCCCTCGATCCACTCTTCCCCCGCCGACAAGTCGCAGACGACCACCACCGCGTAGCCGCGCGCTTTCAAATCGCCCGAGATCTGCGCGACGTATTCCGGTCGAGGGTTGCGCGACGGGTTCGGCCAGTCCTTGCGCACGACGCACGGTCGTACGATCACCAGCGGGGAGTCAGACGTGTCGAACGGGCAGGGGCCCATGTCCGGGAGGTCCCAGAGCGGTCGCGCGACCGGCTCCATCTGGTGCGCCATCGCTTGATAGACGTTGCCCTGGGAGAACGCCTCCGCGCTGTAGTAGAGGGTGCGCGTCTCGGCGACCGCAGGGCGGGGCGACCAGCGTGAGGGAAGCTGGCGCTTCATCTGCGCCGCCTGCACCCGCAGCGTCGTCGGAGGCTCGATGAACCTGACCGGGAGGTCCTCGTAGAGTTCAGGCCACGGCGTCTCGCAATAGACGTCACGCTTCAGCGCCTGATCGCGGATCACCGGGCGGATGTAGATCGCGTCTCCCAGCCCGTAGGGACAGCGCAGGACGAGCGGCGTCAAGCGGCCTGCTCGACCCCGCGCGACAGCAGCGCCTGCATGCGCAGCAGCCGGTCGCGCTCGCCGTGGAAGGAACGCACGACGGGCCGGTCGGACTCCATGTGCTTCTCGACCCAATTGAAGCGGTTCGGCAGGATCGTCAGCAGGTTGCGCCAACGCCGCTGATTCATCAGTTCGATGAGCGCTCCCTGGTCCTCCCATTTCATATGCGGCGGCATCGCTTGCCACGCGGCTACGAAGGCGCGCACCTCGTCGGAGGACGCCAGCCACACCACCCCCGTGTTGAGATGTCGCGGCGTCGTTGGGCTGTCCCAGCACTCGCAGAGGCCGACCCCCCACGTGCACGTGCTGAACAGGTCCACGCTCGCGTCAACGATGATGCTGTCGGCGTCGAGCCAGAGCACCTGTTCGAAGCCGCGATCCAGCGCCCAGCCCATCATTTCGACTTTGCGCCAGTGCAGGGGGCGCACGACTTTCTTCGGGCGGTCCTCGCGCTGCGCGATGAACTCGACTCCCCAGGCGGCGCAGTAGCGCGCGTGCACGTCTGCCGTCAGATCGAGCATGCGCACGAAGTCAGCGCCCGCAGCGAGTTGCAGCAGCGCGCGCTTGCCAGCCCTTGGGCGCGGTCTGGGACGCGGTGGAGGCGACCCGTCAGCGGGCGCATCAGCCATCACCTTGATCCGTGTCCCGTCTCCTACCGCCGGGATAGCCAGCCCAGACAGCTTCAGTTCCCGCGCCCTGTTTTCGGGTGCGAAAAACTCCATTCCCGGATAGACCTGACCTTCACGGTCCCAGTTGATCCAGGGCACGAGCGCAACCATGCGGATCATTGTGGCGGCCTCGGATGGGGGCGCGGCTCCGGTGGCTTGGCGTATTCGTCCAGTATATCCCGGTCCTGCTGCTCGCGGTTCAACAGTCGCTCCACCACCGAGATCGGCACCTGTTGCAAGCAGGACGTAATGATCGGACCGAGGTTACGGTCGCGCCGATCGGCCTGCACGTTGAGGAACCAGAGCATGCCGACCACGTAGATCGAGTTCAACAGCACCAGAACCATGAACTGCGCTGGCAGGGTGTCGATCAGCTTCGACGCGGTTCGACTGACCGCCCCGACCGTGCCGGTGCCGTGCCCGTTCGGCGGCGGCTCAGCCATAATCCCGCACCACGGTCGCCTTCAGGCCCAGCCTCCGCAAGCTCTGCCTCAGTTTATCTTCCGAGCAGCCGAGGTAGTGGCGCAAGATTGGCGCTGCGACGACGACCCGCCGGCTCTCGCGTCCTATCAGCAGCCCGGCCACAAAGCGGTCGCAGACGACGCGAACCAATTTGCCGGTGCCGTAATCGTCAGCCATCACGCCGAACGGTGTCGGCGATGCACTCGGTGATGAAGCCCGCCAGGACGCTCAGCCCGAGCGCGATCAGCATCCCGGCCAGGAGGAAGAACAGCGTCACGCGGCCTCGCGCCCAGCCATAAGCCGCAGGATCGCCACAAGATCCGCTCTCAATTGGTCGGCACCGCCGAACGAGACGCGGAATGCCTGCTGCTTGCCATCTTCCGAGACAACGGCGATCTGCACGTAGGAGCCGTGATAATCCCGCTCGCCCATGCCGTTGATCGGGCCGCTTGCGCTGACATCGGCCTTGGGAGGGATCACGCCTTCTCCGTCTGCGTTGCCGTCTCGGCGATGTAGAACTGGTCCGCATCGTCGCACGCCTGACCCTGGCCGCCCTTGAAGCGGATCACGCGCTCATGCACGGGCTGGCCCACCCACTGGTCGACGACCTTCAGACCCTCGTCGGTCTGCTCTAACAGGATAGCGATGTGGCTGGATCCGTCCGTGGCGTTGGCATAGAGCCCGTCGTCGTCGAAGGTCGCGATGATGGTGCCGCGCGGAAAGCCCGAACCCTTTGCCGGGTTGCCACGGCGCAGCACCGAGGAATGCGGCACGCCAGCCACCGTCTGCACGTGCACCATGCAGTGACCGTTGCCGACCACTTCGCCAAGGCGCGCGTGCGTGTCAGGAGCGACAAAAGACATGGATCAGTCCTCCTTCTGTTGCAGCAGGAAGCCGAGAAATTGGTGCAAGATGACGACGCCTGTCCACTCCAGATCGATCACCACTTCGGCGCTGATCACCTTGCCGGTCTGCGTGCTCGTGACGCGATTCGCGCTGAGTTCGATGACGACGTGCTCCACACTCAATTCCGGACTGTAGCGCACCCGCAGGTTGGTTTTGTCGACTGGCTCTTCGTTGAGCAGCGAGATTTCATCATCGTCGGTCGCGCCGTGCTGGAAGACGTCTGCGCCGCCCGTGTCGATCAGGAGCAGCGAGACGTCCGTGCTCATAGCTTGATCGGCACGATGTGGGCCGTGATGTAGCTGGACGGAAGCACCGTCAGGTCGTCGTCGACCGCGCAGAGCGCGCACGGCTTCACGATCTGCCCGGCTTGCAGCAGGCCGGTGTAGCCGGTGTGCTGCATCGTCATTGCCGGGAAGACTTGCACCACCCCGCGCGCGAGTAGCGTCCCCGCCTTGTCGATGCCGATGCCCATCTCGGCAATTGACTGCGGCGCGGTGGCGAACTCGATCCACAGATCGATCACGCAGACGCAATCCCCGGTCACCGCGAAGCCTTCGGTGACGGACGTGATCAGCGATGTGTCGCCGAACGCTTCTGCTCCGGCGATGTCCAGAGGGTGCGGATCGCCATCCATCGTGAGCGTCGCCTCGACGAGGTTGGCGTAGCAAAAGCAGGTCCCCGCAGCCGCATCGGCTTGCCCCGAGGGAGGATCGGGAGCGAATGCCAGTGCGACTGCGAAGTTGTTAGAGCGGATGTCCCACGTGCGCGTGCGATAGAGCCATCCGCCCTCGGTGCGCAGGCGGTCAACAGTGCCACCATCGTTGTCGGCGACGATTTCGTAGGTGTGCAGGTCGGTCATGGCAGCAACCATCCGCTTCTGGAGAGGCTGAACACTACCACCGCCAAGCACAAGACGACGATTGCCAGCTTCAGGATCGGGTCGATCAGCACCGGGCCGCGCGCGACGATGACGATCAGATCGACCGCCCAGCAGGCCAAGTAGGCGACGACAAAGTAGACGATGGACTTTTCTTGCATCGGCATCCCCCGACACTTTGGCCTGTCACTTTGACAGGCCAGAATGTCTGCTTAGGCGAGCGTGCCGTAGGTGAACGCCTTCGGACGATAGACCGCCAGCGCCACCCGCTCTTCCGCGCGGATCGTAATCATGTTGCGCACGAAGTTGTCCTGATCTTCGGTCGAGATGAGGACTTCAATTGCCATGCGGTCGAACAACTGCGCACCCATGCGGAACGCACCAGCGAGGAAGTGGCTGACCGTCATAGCCTGCGTGTCGACGACCGGCAGGTTCCAGAGCCGCTTGCCGATGGCTCCGGTGGGATCGCCGACGATGTAGCGGTTCTGCGCATCCTTGGTTAGCTCGATCTTCGCCCAATCGGTCGGGTGGAGAACGAAACCAGAAGCCGGGTAGAGCGCGAGCGTGGCTTGCAGCGCCGCCAGCCGCAGGGTGTCGATGTTCTGCAACGCGGTCGGCGTGAACGCTGCCGAGTAGGCCGTCGCCTGCGGCACGATGCCGAACAGGTGCTGGCCGGTGCCGTCGCCGTAGAGGATTTCGCCCTCTTCGACATATTGCAGACCCCAGCGCAGACGTCCGTCGATCGTCGATTGCAGCATCGGCGCGTCGTCGAGAATCTGCCGTGACGCCTTCATGAAGTGCGCGATGGTGCGAACCGGCGTGCTCTTCAGATCGAAGGTGATGTTCGACTGCGGCTTCAGCGCCCCTTCCGAGACCACCGCTGCCTTGTTCGACGCCGCCGACTGAGGATCGTCCGTTTCGACTGCATACTCGATGGCGTTGCTGGTGGTCGAACCCGGCATCACGAGGTCACGGACGACCAAAGGGCGGAGCGGAGCCTGCACCATCCCCACGCGTTCCGGAATCACCAACGACGTCGCCGCCGAGACGCCGGTGCCCCAAGTCGCGCTGCCGCTCATGATGTCCTTCAGTTCGATAGTCACGCGCGCCTGCCCGTTCTTCCGCTGCAAGAGCGCTTTGACTTCCTCGTTCTCGACCACAAGCTGGCCGATGCTCTTGCTCTGCGCAGGGCCATCACCAGGGCGACGGGCCATCTTCTGCTCGATCTCGCCGACGCGCGCGCCAAGCTCGTTCATCGCCGACAGCGCCTTGTCGGCGTTCGCTTTCGTCTCGGCGGTGACGTCGCCGAGGGCCTTCATCTCGGCCTGCGCCTTCTCCGCGAACTTTTTGACTTCGTCGGTCGCGTTCTTCAGGTCGACGGCAAGCTGCTTGAGTTCAGTTGTGCCGGTATCGTCGAGTGGCATCGGATGCCTCCATTGGGGTTAAGCTGCGAGTGAGAAACCACGAAGCGCGTCCGCAATCGTCTTCATCGCGTCCGCAGTCGCTTCAGCCACCACCGCCGCAGCCTCATCCCGAGGCGTCGTCGCTGCTTTGAACCCGTGAGCGGCTATCTCGCGGGCCAAGCGATTCGAGTATCCCGCATCCCGCAGGACCGCCTCGAAATCGCGGATCGTTTCCGGCCTGCTGACCGACTTCGGCTCATTGCCGGACAGGCAACGGTATGCCGTGCGCAGGCAATCCTGCAACTGCTGCCGCTCGTCGACGGTGGGAGAGTCGCCGCCCGCCAGCGTCTGATTGTGCAGCTTGATGGCGTTCGTCACCGCCGCGAGCGCGCCAGCATGATCACCGTGCGCCAGCGTCGATTTGACTGCCGCGATCTGCGCCTGTGGGTTTGACGGCTCGCGCACGATGTCGACGCTGAACAGGTTCAGCTTCTTGAGCCAGCGCTTCGGCTCGCCCGGCTTCTTGCCATAATCGGCCCCGCCTTCCGGCACTTGAAACGCAATCGAGAGGCCCTTCATCGCCCCGTCGCGCATCAGGCCGATGACGCGTTTGGAGTGGTCACTGTCGAGCGCGCTGATCTTGCCGGTTCCCTTCAGGCCGTTTTCGTCTTCCTCCATATTGAGCCAGACGCCGACCGGCAGCGGATCCCCGCCGAACATGGCGAACGAGTGCTCGACGAACAGGCCGGGCATCTCGCCCTTCGCTTTGAAGTCAGCGAGGCTTTCACTGAATGCGCCGGGCAGGACGATGTCACCGTGCCAGTCCATCGTGTTGAAGACGCTGCCGTGGCCTTCGAACGTGCCCGGCTCGACCCCGCTGCCCTCGACGAACTTGAACTCGACAGGGGCCAGGAGACGTCCGACCGATTTTGCCGCCTTCGGATCGAACAGATCACAGACGTCGGACGCCGCGATCTTGCCCTGGACATCAGTGCAGCCGCTTCCGGTGAACATCGAGCACTTGCCGCAGTTTCGCGCCGAGCTTCCGGTTCGGTAGTTAGCATCCGCCTGCGTCATTTTGGCCATCGCCCACTAACCTTTCACGACCAGCTGTTCCCGTTTACCATCTTTCGCTCACGCAGCGACACCTTCTCGCGTGGTCGTCTGCCCTTCGGCTGCCGTGGTGCCGCCGGACTGAGACGTTCCTTCTGGCGGCTTGTAGCCTGGAGGCAGTGGCTTATCCGCCTTCCCACGCACGAACTCACCCAGCAGTTCAATCGGCAGCAGCGCCGCGTTCACCGTCAGATCGTCACCGCCCTTCATCGGCGGGTCGTTCTCCAGCGCGCGCACCTCGTTGCGCGTCTTCAGCCCGTGATCGACCATCGTCGCGTAGAGCCGAGCGCGCGTGTTACTGTCAGCGCGCAACAGCCCCTCGACATTGAATTCGCAGTAAACGTCCCGCCGCTCGCCGGGAACCAGCAGGCTTTTGCTGATCCGCGACTCGATGCGTCGCAGTTGCGGACGCAGGCAGAATTGCAGGAACCACAGGAGCATTTGCTCCAGGCCGCTGCCCCACGCCGTGGCGCTCTGGGTGTGCCCGATCATCGGCGGTGGCACGCCATACCAGCGGCAGAGTTCCTCGACGCCGAACTGGCGTGTGGTTAGAAGCTGCGCGTCTTCGGGCGGGATAGAGAGGCTGTCGAGTTTCCAGCCCCCTTCTAACAGTGGCACCTTTCCGCTGTTGATCGCTCCCGCGTAATCCGCGACCCACTCATCCTTGCGCTTGCGCTGCTCTGGCGTGAGGTATGTCGGCGCTGACAGCACGAGCGACGGGCGCATGCCGTTGCGAAAGAACGTGCCGGACGCGCGCTCGGCGGCAATAGCTGAGCCGATCGTCTGCCGCCCCTGCTCGATGATCGAAAGACCGTAGAGCCCATCTAGAGAAAAGCCTTTCAGGTGGAAGATTTCCTCTTCCATTAGCTCGACGGTCTGCCCCATCCAGACGTAATAGTAACGGACCGAGCCGTCCGTCTGTTTGCGCGGCTGCACGCGATCAGGCCGCATTGGTATCAGCGAGATAACACGCTTGCCGCTCCAGATGATCTGCGCGTAGGCGTTGCCCCACAACAGCAGTGATCCCACCATCGCTTCCCAGAACTCGACCGCCGTCATGTCCGCGTTCGGAGAGTCGTGCAGGATGGTGAACAGCGGATGATCCCGCGCCAGCGTGCCGTAGTCGTTCTTGTCACGCGTGTAGGTCAGCAGCGGCAAGGTGGCGACGGTCTGCGCGATCAGGCGCACGCAAGCCCAGACAGCGGATAACTGCAACGCGGTGCCCGCGCTGACGACTTCCCCGGCGAAGTTGACCCCGCCGCTGAAGAACCCGACGAGTCGCGGATCGCTGATGTTGATCGCGCGCGCGACCGTGGTGACCGCCTTTAGCCGCAGCCGTTGCATCAGCGTCGACATCACAGGGTCACCGGATCGCTCATGAAGCCTTCCATCCCCGCGCTCGGGTCTTCGTCCATGCTACGCCCAATCGCCATGATGAGACTGGTTATTCCATCAATTCGCGCGACCGAGTGCTTTTTCGAAGGCATTCGATTCTCATTGCGGTCGGTAACGGCCATCATCGACGATGCCATCCATGTGAGGACTTCGTTGCCGCCGTGGTCAAGCTTTTCGCTCAGCAGCATGGCCTCTAACTCTTTTGTCGGTGCAGTGTAAGAGCGAATCCCCTGGATGAACTCGCTCATCGGCACCCCTTGATCCGCAAGCGAGACGGCGAGGCTAGCAGCGTTCCACGGATCATAGGCGCACGTGATGCACTCCCCCAGCCTGCAATCCTCCACCACCGCATCGAAGATTTCGCTCTGATCCACGACGTTTCCCTGCGTGACCTCGATCAGACCCTCGTCGATCCAGCGGCGGTATTGCACCCGATCCCGGTCGCTCTTCTCTTCGACAGTGAACGCGGGCATCCAGAAGCGCGGCACGATGCGCCAGCGCGTCTCTTCCCCTTCGGGCGGGAACAGCTTGACCCACGCCGTCAAATCGACCTTCGAACTGATATCCAGCCCGCCGTAAAAGCGCCGCCCGTGCATCAGCGCCGGGTCGAACGGGCCAAGCGTGTTCTTCGCCCATACCGCCATGTCGATTGCACGAACAGCCGATGACGTGCGCAGATTGAGCCGCAAGCGCTTGAACGACGCCAGCGCCGGGGGTGAGCGGGCCGCTTTTTGCGCCTGCCGCTTCAGATCGGACAGCTTCAGGCTTATCCCGAGATTGGGGTTTGCCTTGATCCAGACCTTCGGATCGTCCCAGCGGTCTTCGCGATCGAGCGTGTAGACCAGCGCGAAGTAGTTATCGTCCTCGACCGTGCCTTCCAGCACTTGAATCGCGTAGGCGTTCTCGGCCGCATAGACGGACTCCGGGTTGTCGTCGCCAGCGGTCGTGATCAGCCACAGCAGCGGGTTGCGGCGCGCGCCCAGCGCCGTGTCGAGCACGTCGAGCACCGCGCGCGTGCGATGCTTGTGCAGTTCATCGACCAGCACGAGATGCGGATTCAGCCCGTCCAGCGTGCGGTCATCCGCCGACAGCGGTTCGAACTTCGATCCGGTGCTGTCCATCGCAATGTTGTATTTGAACACCGACAGCACGTTGAGAAGGTCAGGTGATCGCCGGGTCATCTGCTGCGCTTCGGAGAAGATGATGCGCGCCTGATCGCGCTTCGTCGCCGCCGCGTAAATCTCCGCTCCCGGCTCATCGTCCGCGACCAGAGCGAACAATCCCAGCCCCGCAGCCGTCGTGCTCTTGCCGTTCTTGCGGGCGACTTCCTCGTAGGCCGTGCGAAAGCGCCGCGTGCCGTCAGCGCGAAACCAGCCGTAGACGGATCCGATCGCGAACTCCTGCCACGGCGAGAGGTTCAGTTCTTCCCCGGCCCACTCGCCCTTGCTGTGGCACAGGTATTCGGGAAAGAAGGTGATCGCGTAGCGCGCCCACTTTTTGTCGAACTGAAGCCCGCGCTCGGCACCGGTGGCGAGGTCGGCGAAGTGCCGCTCGGCAGCGAGGATGAGGTAGCGGCAGGCAGTGATGCGACCGTCGAGCACGTCCCACGCGTAGGCAGTCGCCGAGTCTACCCCACGGTGCGGGCGATGATCCGGCACGGTGATCTGCCCGCGCAGCGTCGAGCCGGAGCCGATGCGCGGCGCACGCCAGCCGACCATCGACGACGCGCTGGCTTTCGCCATTCACGGCGTCTGATCGTCGTTGCGGTGCATGAAACGCTTCACCTCATCAACGTCTGACGGCTCTACTCCCTGCGAACGCAGGTAGGCTTCTGCCTGCTCGCCACGCAGGCGTAGCTCTTCGGCCACTGCATCAGTGCGCGCGCGACGCTGCGCGGCGTAAGCCGCCTGCCTTGGGTCTTCCATCAGTGCATCACTGGGCGCGGCGGCGCGTTCGCAACGTATTCGGCCAGCGGGACGTGCTTGCGCTTGCCCTGCTTCGTGTCGGCATGCGGCAGCTTGACCTCGGGTCCGAGCGGCTGCGCGTAAGCGCGTGCTCGTGCTGTCGGCGAGAAGCCCAACTCCCCTGCGGCCTTCAGCATGATCATCGCCTGCTTGTTCATGATGCCGAGATAGAGCGACGGAAACGGCATCGGCATGCCGCGCTGGCGCATCAGCAGCGTTTGCGTCGTGCGCAGCAGTTCCGCAGCGCGGCGGTGGGTGTCTTCAGCCACCACCCAGACCGCCAGCACGCCTCTGTCCAGGCGGCGCAGCAGCCCCGGCGGTGCGCTTGCCAGCGCGTGCCTCCAGCCGTCGACCTGTTCTTCCGTCAGCCAGTGCGGAGGGTCTTCAAGTGAGCCTGGAGCCTGCGGCTCGGCGTCGTTCATGCGCCGATGCCCGGTCTTGCCGTGCAGCTTCGCCAGCGCGGTCGGCTTCGGCTTTCGCCCTTTCATCCCTCATCTCCTTCAGATTGGTCAGTCGCATTCCGAATTCGTTGATTCTGTCATCGACGCTGACCCCTTCTCGGAGCACTGGCCGATTGTGACGAAACGGTCGGTAGTCAACCTGATGGTGCCAGCGTCCATAGCGCGTCACCAGCTTCGTCACGTCGGGGCGGAGCGCCACCAGCATCTGGCTTTTCGGCAGCGTGCCACCGACGTAAATCGTGTCGGTGTTACCTCCCTTCATGTGCAAGGTGCGAACTTTTTTTTGCAAAAAGGCATTGAAAAGCACCGTGCACCAGCGGGCTTTGAGCATGCGCAGACTCAAGTCCGTGTCTTCATTGTAACGGCCACGCCACCGAAACGGCACGTCATTGCGAATCAAATTGCATGAATAAATACGGGTATTGAACGTCAGCGGAGGGCGCACTCCCCGGCGCGGAGCGAACGACTCATAGTTCGGTCCTGCCATCGCGATGTTGCGATAACGCAGGCAGAAGTCCTCCACGGCATAGAACATCGTTCCGTCAGCGACCGGAACTTTGGCGTTCCGATGCCAGCGATAGAAGCGCTGAATGTTGTCATCGACTGTCCAATGCCACTCTGCGCCCTGTCTGATCGCGTGCTCCCAAGCGAAATTGCGTGCCGGTCCTGATCCTCGCCCTTTCCCCACGCCACGCGCGTCACAGGTGTCATACGCAAGCTGAAAGGCGGGGTCGAGGGTTAGAACCTCTCCCTTGATCACCTTGCGGTAGGCATCACGCTCCTGCTCTTCGACAATGATGTAGTAAGGCACTCGCAGTTCATCGAATGCGCGAGCCGTCAGGCGGCTTTCCCACCTTCCCTTACTGACAATGTAGACGGGAAAACGGGGGTTCATGCCGCTATCAGCCGCAGGCCATGTTCATCCGCGTTAGAAGGGATCACCAGTCCGTCTCGCAGCACCGGCTTTATGTGAGCGAACGCGCGGTAATCCACATAGTGATGCACCCTGCCGAAGCGCTGCGTGATCCGCGTCACGTCCGGGTGCAACGCTACGATCATACGGCTCTTCGGCACCGTGCCGCCTCGGTATAGCTCGTCTGTGTTGCCGCCGCGCATCGTCAGCGTCGTTTGTTTCGCCTGAAGGAAGGCGTTGAAGAGCACCGTGCACCATGACGCTTTCAGCATCCGCAGCGACAGGTCGGTGTCCTCGTTGAAGCGCGCGCGCCAGCGAAATGGCAGATCGGTTCGAATCAGGTTGCAGGAGTAGATGCGGGTGTTGATCGTGAACGGAGGAATAAGCTGTCTGCGCTTGGCGAAGAAGACGTAATTGGGCCCTACCATGCCGACGTTCTGATAGCGCTCGGCGAACTCCTCCATGAGCCGAAAGCACGAGCCGTCTGCCAGCGGAATCTTCAGATTGTGCGCGAGCCGGTAGAATGCCCTGATGTTGTCATCGACTGTCCAATGCCACTTCGCTCCAGCCGCTTTGGCGTGATCCCATGCGAAGTTGCGAGCAGGTCCAGAGCCGCGCGTCTTGTTTCCTCCATGCGCGTCGCAGGTGTCGTAGTCACGCTGATATGCCGGATCGAGTACCAGTATCCTGCCCGGGTCGATTACGGCGGCGTATAGGTCGAATTCCTGCCGCTCGACGATGATCCGAAACGGCACCTGCATCCGTTCCAGCGCTTTGACTGTCAACCGGCTGTCCGCTCGGCCCTTGCTCACGATGTAGATCGGGTGGTGCGGGTTGGTCATCGACTTTCCATCGCTGGTTAGCTTGCGCGACACGCGGCTCGGCAGGATGCCAGAGATATTTCGTCTTGTCAGTTACCGACTGACCCATGCGATTCGCGAAGTCGTCCACGCCGCTCTGGTCTTTGAAGTGCACGACGATCGAGCGCCACGCCATCAGATCGTCCTGCGAGAACGCGGGCATGCCGCCCCACTCGCGATTCGGATCGAAGTCGCGATCCGGCTCCAGCAGGTGCACCAGTTCAGCCTCGCCGAAGCCGAGCAGCGTCACGTCGAACGAAGACGCTGCCAGTTCGCCCACTTCCTTGATCAGTAGCTCCTGCGACCAGTCGGCGTTCATCGCCAGCTTGTTGTCGGCGATCACGTAAGCCCTGATCTGCTCGGGCGACCAGCCGCGCGCGACCATCACCGGTATGTCCGGCAGGTTCAGCAGCGCCGCTGCCCGTGTTCGCGCGTGCCCCGCGATCAGCACCCCCTGCTCGTCTACCAGCACCGGCATCGTCCAGCCCCACTGGCGGATGCTGTTCGCAAGCTGCTCGATCTGCTCGGGACTGTGCAGGCGCGCGTTGGCCAGATACGGCTTCAGCGACGCAATCGGGCGACGCTCGATCTTGTCGGCAGGCCACGCTCGGGGCTGTCGCTCTGCTGACGCAGGGGGAGCAGGCTTCCCGGCAGGGGGTCGAGGGGGACGCTTCGCTGCTTTGCGTGCCATCGTATCGACCTTCGCTGCTCTCGCTCAGACAAGCAAGGTTCGTCGCCAACTCTTGCTGCGGTTCTGGTGCTTCGACAGTGGCCGCAGGTTCGTCAGCGCCCACGCTGCGCGGAACTCGGGATCGTCGGCGCTGGTGAATGAGAACGACGCCAGCGGCATGACGTGATCGATTTCCCACACTGACCCGTAATTGTCCCACGACATCTTCGCTTTGAACTGCCGAGCGAGATGCGCCATCAGGTCCGTCGCCGTGTAACCCGCCAGCTTCTCCCATGATCGACCGTTCTTCTGTCGGAGCAGAGCTGTCGCTACTGCTGTTCTCATCGCCCTTGAAATCCGCTCTTTCGGCTGGCTGTTTCGATGCTGCTTGCGGCACTTTGCCGAGCAGTAAAGCTGGTTCGCTCGCCCTTCGAACGACGCGCTGCACACACGGCAGCGTCTGGTCAGTTCGATCCCGCACATCGGCGAGCAGTAAAGCTGGCTCGCAGTAGTCTTCGTGAATGATCCGCTGCACTTCGGACAGGTAAGCGTGCTTCCGACTTTGGCCATTTTCACAGGTCGACGTGCGTCGCGGATGTGGATCTTCTCGGCATTCACGATTGGGCGGCAGGTGTCGCAATACCGGTGCGACATCCACCTGCTGATGAATGCCGCCTTGCATCTGACGCATGGTTGCACTCGTGCCATGCTCTCGCGAGTGCGCTCCCCCCTCTCTCGTCGTCGGGCTTGCACGCGTCGCAGTTCGTGTTCTCGGTCGAGCGCCTTGCGGCAGGGGGCGCAGTAGCGCTGACCATTTCCTCGTGGCTCGTAGCCCCTCTTGCAACGCCAGCACTGTTCCGTGTGCAGACCATTCATTGAGCTACCCCCTTTTTTCTGGGGGTCTCATATCCCAATTTTGAGTGAGGGTGTGCAGCCG